GGGCATGGGCAGACGAGGAACTAAACCGAAGCCGACGGCAATTAAGATTGCAGACGGTACGTACAGGAAGGACAGACACGGCGACCCAGAGACGGAAGCAAAGCCGCCACCAGGGTTACCGCAGAAGCCGGATTGGATGACGGAGCAGTCTGCTGAAGTGTGGGATCAGGTGTTCCCGATTCTTGATGGAATGGGGGTTCTGACTACGGCAGACGGGAACACACTGGCGCGTTATTGCAATACGTTCGTCCGGTGGTTTCGTGCTAACAAGTTCCTACAGGAGAACGGCGAAAGATTCGAGACGGAACATGGGCCAAAGTCAGCACCAGAGGTTGCTATTGAGCGGAACACATCAGCCGAATTACTGAAGATGGAGCGTGAATTCGGAATGACTCCATCGGCCAGAACCGGCTTGCATGTGACACCGAAAGAGAAAAAAGGCATCGCAACGAGGCAGAGAGGTTAAATGACTGACACAATCACACAGGACTGGATACGCAATAAGTCGGATGAACTGGCCGTTGACAATGGCTGCCGTTACGACTGGGATGCCGGTGCGTATGTTGTGTGGTGGATTGAAAGGTACTGCAAGCTGTACGAGGGCAGGCACGCAGGTGAGCCGATGCGGATGTATGGCTGCTTACAATGCCAGCGTGAAGAACCAGTGCCGGATGAGTATGACCCGGAGATCGCACAGGCAAGGGCTGAAAAATATATCGAGTGCCGCAAGGCTGGGCATCAGGTAGGCTGGCAGTACGAATGCACAATGCGTCTGTTTGGCTGGGTGAAGCACTCTGAGTTCTTCGGGCATGAGATCCGGCGATTTAACCAGGCGTCTATCTACATTGCCAAGAAGAACGGTAAGTCTCCAACGCTGGCGGCGTGGGGGTTGTACCTGTTGTGTGGTGATGGTGAAGACGGCCAGAAGTGTTTCTCGTGTGCGAAGGATGGAAAGCAGGCCCGTGAGATCAGCCACAAACACGCAGAGGAAATGGTCAGGAACAGCCCTGAACTGATGGCAGAGTGCAAGCTCAACAAGACCACTGGAACCATTACCTATATCCCTACAACGTCAATATGGCGGGTTGTATCCGGCGATAACAAGAACTCACAGGAGGGTTTGAACGGCAGCGTACTGATCGACGAAACGCACGTTGTAGACCGGGCGCTGGTTGACATCCTTGAGGGTGCTGGTATCTCTCGCATGGAGCCGCTACAGATCGAGGTGTCAACGGCAGGAGATAATCCAGATGGCTACGGAAAACATCGGTTTGATTATGGGAAGCAGGTGGAATCAGGACAGATCGAGAACGAGAAACTATTCGTTGCTCAGTATTGTGCGCCGCAGGATCTGACCGCCGAACAGTTAGCCGAAGACCCTGTGAAATATGGGAAGATGGCGAACCCAATGTGGGGCGTTCTGATCCGCGAAGAGGAATATCTTGCGTACTACAACGCGAAAAAAGTCTCGATCCATGAGCTGGCGAAGTTTATGAAATACCGCGTCAATGTATGGCAGAAGTCATCGAATCCGTGGTTAAAGAGTGGTGACTGGGCGAAGTGCGGCAGGGACTTTACAGAGGAGGACTTGTACGGTCAGGAGTGCTGGCTTGGTGCTGACCTGTCACGGACGCGGGATATGTCTGCGGTGGTGCTGGTATTCAGGGGTGATGAAGACGGCGAATACATGATGCTGCCGTATTTCTGGTTAACAGAAGCCTATGCCAACGAGAACAAAGATAAAGCACCATTCCTTGAGTGGGCAGCGACTGGAAAGCTAATTCTGACGCCGGGGGATGCGATTGACTATGGCGCTATCCAGTCCAAGATTCGCAGCCTGGCGAACGATTACAGTATTCAAGAGCTGATTTATGACAGCACGTATGCAGAACAATTGATGCAGGATTTATCACAAGGTCGCTACGAGGACGGCGAAGAGGTAATCAAAAGCATTGACGTTGAGGCATTCGAGTTTGCGCAGAGTGTGGGAGGATATGCAGGGCCGACAGATGAGTTTGAAGCACTAATCAGAGAGGGCAAGCTGCACCACAATAATCATCCTGTTCTGGACTGGCAGGCAGGTCATGTAACTGCAAAAGAGGTAAACGGGAGGATGATGCCGCAGAAACCGAAGCGTAACGACTATAGAAAAATCGACGGCATACAGGCCGGAGTTATGGCGCTCAGTAGAGCGATGTTAGCACCAGAATCGACCGCTTGGGGGATCACGGTATTATGATAAATGAATGGCAACAAGACTCTTTGCCGGTGGCATCAACTGACCTGTTGAACTATCCGCCAGCGTGGAGCGACCATCCAGCCTACAGGACATACAGCTTCGGGGTAAATACACCGTCAGGTGTACGAGTCAGCCCAGAAACGGCGTTACTGCTGCCGGTGATTGCGGCATGTGTTACACGGCTTGCGTTCACGACTGCTGGTTTACCGATCCGGGTTTACAAGGAATCTGCCGATGGTAGCAAGATTACCGACAGTAAGCACGAGGTGTACCGCCTGCTGGCTACAAAGAAGGGACGCCCTAACTCATGGCAGACCGGCTACGGATTCAGGCAAATGCTGACGATGCATCTTGCGTTGCGTGGGAATGCCTACGCGGAAATCATTGCAAACAATGGAGGCGGAATCGAAAGCCTGGAGCCGATCCACCCTGACCGCGTGGAACCGGAGCGTCTGGAAAACGGACGACTGCGGTATAAACTCCGCGCAATGGGCGACCTGCCGGAACGGATGCTAACACAGGACGAAGTGTTGCACCTGCGTTGGATGTCCTCAGATGGCATCGAAGGACTTTCGCCTATTACATTGGCAGCAAAGTCAATCGGTCTTGCACAGGCTGCGGAGACTCATGGTTCAGCACTGTTTAAGAACGGAGCCAGACCGGGCGGAATCCTGAAGCATCCGAACAAGCTGCCACCCGGCGCAGCGGAACAACTAAAGGCGGAATGGGACAAGTTCTATTCTGGGGCGGGCAAGGCTCATAACGTGGCCGTTGTCGAGGGTGGGATGGAGTTTCACGAAATCGGAATCACTCCAGAGGATGCCCAGTATCTTGAAACCCGCAAGTTTCAGGCTGAGGACATTGCGCGTATCTATGGGATGCCGCCACACATGGTAGGAATTATGGATCACGCGACGTTCACGAATATCGAGCACCAATCAACCGAGTTCATTAAGTACACGATGGACCCTTGGTTAAAGGAGTGGGAAGCGTCGGTAGATCGGGATCTGATTATTGAGGAAGATTATGTTTTCGAGCATAACGTTGACGGTCTCTTGCGTGGTGATTCAGAGGCCCGTTTCAATCAGTATTCCATCGGTCTCGATAAGATGATCTACACCCGCAACGAAGTTCGGAAGATGGAGAACCTGCCACCCGTTGCAGGTGGGGATGAGTTCCAGCAGCCTCTGAACATGGTGCCAGAAGGAAGCCAGCAGCAGGACGCAACCGACGACGACCAGGAAGACACTCCAGAAGAGTCCCAGGCGTTCGCCAGAATGCTTGCTGACGCATCAAAGCGGATTGCATCGGCTGAGTTGAGAGAGCTGGAGAAGCGAGCCAAGCACGCCACAGCGGACCCTGAAAAGTTCGGTGCGTGGGTAAACGAATACTACACAGGGAAATACCGGGACTATGTAAGTCAGACGGTAACACCGATCTATGAGGCTTTTGAGGCAACCGGATTAAATCAGGCAGTACAGACCGTGATTGTTGATGGAATGGTGACACTCTCCACCAGTTCGGCGGAGGATGTTTTAGAAGACTGGAAGACCAGCCGCGCGACGGCTTTAACCAATATCCTGAAGGAGAAGGCTCATGTCTAAACTTATCGCAGAATTCAATTCGACACCGTGGGCAATTGAGCCAACTCATTACAGGGACTTGATTTCCAGAGTTACGGGTGAAAAGGTGGCAAATTTGCCACCTTTAAAAGAGGCCGCCAAGAAGCCAGCGATGAGGCAGACGAAAGGCCGCGTTGGGATCGTCCCGATTATGGGAACCATTATGCACCGGGGCAGCGATCTGATGGATATGTTCGGAATGAACTACACATCGACGGAGCGACTTGGCCAGCAGATGGATTCCTTAATGGCGGATGACACAGTGACTGCGATTGTCGCCCGGATCGACTCCAACGGAGGTATGGTGAAGAACACACCTGAGACCGCCGAGAAGATCTTCAATTACCGAGACCAGGGGAAGCGGTTGATTGCCGTTGCCGATGGGGATATGAACTCCGCAGCGTATTATCTGGGGGCCGCGTTCGACGAGGTGTATGTCACTCCCAGTGGTTCAGCCGGTTCGGTTGGTGTGATCTGGGAGCACATCGACGACAGCGAGTTCATGCAGTCAATGGGCTTCAAATCTGAGCTTGTCACCTATGGCGAGCATAAGGGTGAAGGATGGGGGCCGATGACCGACAGCCTACGCGAGCGTATGCAGGAGATGGTCAATGACGCCGGGGATCAGTTTGTCTCTGATCTGGCTCGATTCCGTGGAGCGTCCACCAAGGATGTGAAAGCGAACTACGGCAAGGGGCGTGTCCTACTGCCGAAGGAAGCACTGGCAGCAGGTATGGTCGATGGAATCAAGACATACGAGGAAGTCGTAAACAAGCTGATCGGTGCCACACCGAAGACTTCCAACCTGTCTCTTATACACATCTGACGCTGCCGACGACTCCTTACGT